GAACAAAACTGCAACCGTACATCGACAATATAATTTTCGTATTCCAAACATATTTGATTCCACTATTTCAAGCGTGGTGGTCATTCATTTCGGACATTCTTATTCCAGGGATCATCGATACCTTTCAGCCAATCCTTGAAGGATTGCAAAAGGCTTTCGGATACATTGCGGATTCGGTGCAAAAAAACAGCGATAAACTTGCACCATTTTTCACCTTAATCAAAAACATCGCATCATTCATTTTGAATACCCTTGCACCGATAGTCGGTGATGTACTAGGCGCAGCATTGACCGTCATTGGCAAAGCCATCTCAGTGGTCATCGATCTATTTGCAAGATTGGTCAGCATCATCAATTCAGCAGTCGGGGCAATCAGATCATTGATCGCAATCGTGGCATCGAATCCATTGGTCAAAGGCATTGGCAACGTCATCGACAACGTATTTGGTGGCGGTCGAGCCGCTGGCGGTTCGGTTATGGCTGGAACGTCATACCTGGTCGGTGAAAAAGGTGCTGAAATCTTTACGCCATCCAGCAGTGGATTCATCACGCCAAACAATAAATTGGGCAGCAGCACAGTGATTAATTTGAACGTCACTGGCGCAATCGATCCCGAAGGTACAGCCCGAAGCATCATCAACGTTTTGAACAATTCATATTATCGAGGCACAAACGGCGCAGCCGCATTGGTATTCTGATGACGCTTTGGAATCCGATTTGGCAACTGACCATCAATGGCATTTCGTATGAAAACTACGTATTAGCAAATTTGACGGCGACCAGTGGTCGATCCAATATTTATGAACAGGCTCAGGCAGGATATTGCAATCTGCAAATCTATAACGTGACGCAATCACAGGTCACAATCAATATCAATGATTCAGTCGGTGTATCGATCAAAGATTCGTCCGGTATTTTTGTGCCAATTTGGGGTGGATCAGTCACTGACGTTTCCATCGAGGTGACGACAGGTGGATCAATAGCGATCAATCAGGTCATATCGATTGTGGCTTTGGGTGCGCTTTCACGATTACCAAAAGCAAATTGGCTAACAAATTTGGCACGTCACAATGATGGAACTCAGATTCTTGAAGTATTGACGGATTTGCTGATCAATAACTGGTCGGAAGTCCCGTCGGCTTTGACGTGGGGTAATTACACTCCAGCGACAGAAACGTGGGCAAATGCTCAAAATGTCGGATTGGGTGAAATTGACACACCTGGCAATTATGATTTATCGGCTAGATCAGCCGATCCAATCGATGTGTATTCATTGGTTTCAGCACTTGCCACATCAGGGCTTGGTTATATTTATGAGGATGCATACGGTCGAATTTCGTATGCCGATTCCACACATCGAACGCAATATCTTGCAACAAATGGGTATGTGGACGTTTCAGCTGCTCAGGCACTTGCGCAAGGCATCAAAATTCAAACCCGATCAGGGGACGTACGCAATGACATAACTATCAAATATGGTGCAAATTCAAGCAATGAAACATCGGATGAGGATTTGGCATCAGTGGCAGTATTTGGTCGCTTAGGTCAAATCATCACGACTACACTGCACGATCACGCGGATGCAGTTAGCCAGGCTGCGTTTTATTTAACATTGCGAGCATTTCCACAGGCGATGATGCAGTCAATCACCTATGAATTAACCAACCCTGAATTAGATGATGCAGATCGAGATTCATTGATCAACATATTTATGGGGATGCCATTGCGCATCGCGGATTTGCCAGCAAATATGACGGCTGGTCAATATCTTGGATTCGTTGAAGGCTGGCAATTCCAGGCAGGGTACAACACACTTTCAGTGACGGCTTTATTGTCGCCACTGGCTTATTCAATCCAGGCGTTGAAATGGCAAGAAGTCAGCGTGTCGGAACGCTGGAACACCATCACAAACACACTCACGTGGGAAAATGCGCTAGTCGTAGCATAAGGAGAAAATATGAGCAATCCAACTACCCCATTCAACTGGCAAATGCCGACAAATACAGATTTGGTCACGGATTTACCTGCTGACTTTGAAGTCTTTGGTCAAGCCGTTGCCACATCGATGGCTGATCTGCTTGGCGGCACGACTGGTCAGATACTTTCGAAGGCTACAAATACCGATATGGATTTCACCTGGATCAATAACGATCAAGGTGACATCACTGGCATCACAGCCACATCACCACTTACAGGTGGTGGCACATCAGGTGCAATCACAGTGGGAATTCAGGCATCATCCACCACACAGTCAGGTGCGGTGCAACTTACGGATTCGACATCATCGACATCGACCACAACCGCCGCAACTCCAAACAGTGTAAAATCTGCCTACGATCTAGCAAATGCAGCGGTCGCAAAATCAATCGTTGACGCAAAAGGTGATTTGATTGCGGCAACGGCAGCCGACACCGTTTCACGATTAGCAGTCGGTACAAATGGACAGGTTTTAACAGCTGATTCAACCGCCGCCACGGGTTTAAAATGGGCAGCGGTGGCATCTGGCGGCAAGGTTTTACAGGTGGTTCAAGGTACGACATCAACATCGACCACGATTGCGACAACCGCATATACCGACACCACATTGACGGCAACAATCACCCCAACGTCAGCAAGTTCAAAAGTTCTAGTTCTTGTTATGCAAAACTGGTGTAATTTTGCAAACACAAATGCTGCATATTCAGCGATCAAATTGCTGCGTGGTGCAACTGATGTTTACGTATCTCCAGTCAATTATGGATTAGGTGGCACTTATGCCGCAGCTGCTACTGCGGTTGAATCTCGTGGAATGGCGCCAATTACATATTTGGATTCCCCAGCGACAACATCTGCCACGACTTACAAGACGCAAGGTCGTCCTGAAAATACTGCGTCAAGTCAAAATGTCGTATTCCAACAAGGATCAAATCCATCAACAATCGTACTTATGGAAATCGGTGCATAAATGGAAACTCAATACATAGTCAAAGCAATCAACAAACTTTGCCCATCGGCTGAATTCTCATTTACCGATGACGATTATTCAACGATTCAATGGATCGTACTAGACGGCGAAGCGCCAACACTTGCCGAAGTAGAAAAGGCAATCAAAGCAATCAAAGCCGATGAAGTCGCTAAGGCGAAACAGGCTGAAATTGACCGAAATGAAACATTGGCAAAACTTGGAATTACTGCTGATGAATTAAAGGCAATTTTGGCGTGACACTTTTATCGGCTAACGGATGGATCGCATCAAAAGTCCGTACAGAAATCGGCATCGAGTCATTTCCCATTCCTGGCACAAACGTCAAATTGGCGTGTGCCAAAGCCGTTGCACCATTGCTAATCGGTTTCGCAGCTGAATTCCACAAATTGATTGAACCGATCGATGAAGGAACTTTGGACGATTGGGGCTATTGCTTTCGACAGGTTCGAGGATCAACCGAAAATCTGAGCAATCATTCAAGCGGTACAGCCATCGATCTAAATGCGACTCAGCATCCATTGGGCAAAGTCGGAACATTCCCAATCGAGAAAGTACCGATGATCCGTGCGCTGGCTAAGAAATACGGTTTAATTTGGGGTGGCGATTACCGAAATCGCAAGGATGAAATGCACTTTGAAATTGCTTTGACGCCAGCGAAAGCCGCTGCGTTGATCGAAAAGTTAGGAAAATCAAAATGACTCAATGGAAAGCACTTGGCGCATCTTGGTTGCGTTCATTCATAGCCGCTGGACTTGCCGTGTTTATGGCTGGAGTCACCGATCCAAAGGCAATTTTGATGGCAGGTGCATCAGCGGTCGTACCCGTCATTTTGCGATATTTGAATCCTAAGGATTCGGATTTTGGCGTCAATGCCAAATGACCGAAGCAATCACAGCGATCGGACTGATCGCCGCTGCCACCATTTCCGCCATTGCTGCGCTATTCGCGGCTAAGGCTGAAAAGAATTCCCGACCCGTCAGCAATGGATTTGCCGATGGCATTCGTGGCGATGTACGGGAAATCCGAACGCTGCTGATCGAGCATCTAAAGGATCATCCGAAGCCTTAGACACGCCGAATCACACGCGGAATCCTTGCAAATGTCAGCCCTATGCGTCACCTTATGCGTAGGGAGACTCAGACAAATCTCCCGTCGGGAGTAAGAAATGTACACATTTAACGAAACAGCGATGTGGCTGCTATTTGGCGTCCTAATCGGTTTTATGGCTGGTTATACCTACGGATTCAAATCAGGTCGCACCGAAGGATTTATCCGAGGCAAGATCGCTGGACGTAAGGGGATGAAATAATGTCATTCCTAGACGGATACGAAACGGTGAATCAGAAAGTCATTCGACTACACGCCACATACCCAACCAATCGCATCGAGACATCGATCGTCGATTGGAGTCCTGAAAAGGGATACATCCTGATCGAGTGCCGCATATATCGGCACTATGAGGATGAGAAGCCAGCAGCCATCGATTATGCACACGGGATGGTCACTGCCTATAACGTCCAAATGAAAAGATGGTACGTCGAGGATACAGTCAGCAGCGCCATCGGCAGGTGTGCCAGCGTGGTGCTAGGTACAGAGACAAAGCCATCACGTGAATCAATGGAACAGGTCGAGGTGATGCCAAAGGCTTTCATCGAAGATGATCCCTGGTCGCGACCATTTCGTGAGGATGGGTTCACCACAGCATCGAGCGCCATCGATGACATCAAAGCCAAATTAGGTGGGGAGTTAATCGCGGAATCTCCAAAATGTATCCACGGTCATCGCATTTGGAAGGAAAAGGCTAAAGATAAGCCAGGCAAGGATTGGGGTGGTTATTTCTGCGTCGAGAAAACAAAGGCAACTCAATGCACACCGCTTTGGTACGTTTTAGCAGCTGATGGTCAATGGAAGCCGCAGGTATAGCCGTGGGAGAAATGCAGATCATCAAATTAAATACCGGTGAGACAACTACGTTCAACATCGATGGAACAGTCATCAAAGAGCAGAATCCAATTTCGATAAATTGGTGTGACAAATGCGAAACCTGGAAACCGCTGGAATTTGGGCGCTATGACGGCGCACAGGGCTTGGCGATGCTTTGGATATGTATGGAGTGCAAATGATTCCAATCAAACTCAATCACGATGAGGAAATGATGTGCGCTAAAGCCGCATTTGATCGAGCCGTCGGTGCGGAAGGATTGACCGATTACTCAATGCAAAAACTAAATCTATTTCAGGACATTGCACGAATGGCTGAATCAATCGGTGCTGAAAATGCAGTCGCCAAATACTTTCAAATTGACGAATGGAAACCCACAGTCAATACATTCAAGAATCAGGCAGATGTGGGGTGGAATCTTGAAGTCAAGCACACACCCTGGAAGGCTGGATGTCTGATCTTGCGTGATCGAGATCGAGCAGATGACATCGCAGTGCTGGTCACTGGCAATTCACCTAATTACTACATCGTGGGCTGGATCGTCATTGGAATGGCACGTCGTCCATCGAGGCGTCGATCTGATGGCTCATTTTGGATCAATCCGTCAGACTTAAACCCCATCGAGAATTTGAATCGGAGTATCTATGCTAGAAATTATCAGGCTTGATTGTCGCGTTGAAAAGAAATCAACGGATCACAAAATAGTCCAGGTCACTGACAATTTGCCGCCATACGTACATTGCGTCGAATGTTTATCTTGCGGCGTACTAGGCATCCAATCATTTCAGGTGCAAGATGCCAGTCTATGAATTCAAATGCCCAGTGTGCAGCACGATCAGTCCAATCAAGGCTGATTTCGATGCTGATCTCACGCCACCTGGCTGCCCATATTGCTTGGTAACAATGGAACGGATATGGACATCAACGCCAATCCATTTCAAGGGTACGGGATGGGGTCATCAGTGAAGGGTGTGGATAACTTGTGGACAACACGCCAAAGCCCCGTTCAAGTTATCCACATTCTTGCAATGTATTTGACTCGTTCGGTACGCTGGATTCGCTTAAAGCGAGCCGCTGAGGCGGATTGCTCGCTTAGGCGTATTCTGCTATTGCCACAGTTGTGCCTACTTATAGGCTTGATTTCAACAAACGTGCAACCGGTTCACGCAGCTACACAGACCGACTATCTCAAACTATATGCACATTCAAGGATCGTTGATTTCAAGCAATATCAATGCCTTGTAAAGATCATCACTAAGGAATCAAGGTGGAACCCAAACGCGGTCAATGGGAGTCATTACGGGTTAGGCCAAATGAAATCACAATGGTATAGACACCTTGACCCATTCAGGCAGATCGATGAAACCATTCGATACATACGCCATCGTTATGGTTCAATGTGTAGCGCATGGGCTCATCATCAGGATAGGAATTGGGTGAATTGCCCGTTACCAAAACGGCCACGTCATCAGCTCGATCACGATCACGTAGGATCAGGCAACCTTCCTTCCATGGTGTGTGTTTGACTTCCAAATTCCACCCCACGTCAGCC